AATGGTTATATGAAAGAGTTTCATTCTTTTGTTAGAAAGGTAAGAGAGAAATGTCCAACGTCGATAATTGTAGCAGGGAATGTAGTGACACCAGACGGAGTGTCGGCATTAGCGGAAGCGGGTGCAAGCCTCGTGAAAGTGGGAATCGGAGCCGGATCAATGTGTTTGACACGGAGAATAGCGGGAGTGGGATACCCCCAATTGTCCGCAGTCGTAGAGTGTGCGGAAACCGCAGCAGCATTAGATATTGGGATCGTTGCTGATGGTGGAGTAATACATTCTGGAGATATTGCAAAAGCATTCGTTGCAGGTGCAGCATTTGTTATGGTTGGTGGAATGTTTGCAGGGCACGATGAGTGTGGTGGTGAAATTCGTCATAAAGAGCATGGACAGCTCACAATGTTGCATTATGGAATGAGCAGCAAAACTGCAAATGACAAATACAATGGTGGTCTATCCACATATCGTGCGTCAGAGGGACGCACAGTGGAGGTTCCTTACCGTGGACCTGTATACAATACGATACAAGAAATTCTTGGTGGTTTGCGCTCGGCTTGTTCTTATGTTGGTGCTTTTGATTTGCCTTCTCTATACTCCAATGGTACATTGGTAAAGGTTAATCGTACAATCAATAACATTTTTGAGGAACATGAAATATGAACATTTTTGTTTTAGATAAAGATCCGTATGTTGCTGCACAGATGATGTGTGATAAGCATGTTGTTAAAATGATTCTTGAAGGTTGTCAAATGCTTTCAACAGTTCATTCTTTAGATGTTGTGCAAGACAATAAGCCAACATTATACAAGCCATGTTTTCATAATCATCCATGTACAATTTGGGCACGTGAATCTAAGTCCAATTATTATTGGTTAGCCAACCATACATTTGAGTTGACAGAAGAATATACTGCTAGATATGAAAAGGTTCATAAGTCTACTAGTATGGCACATTGGTTTAAACACAATTCACCAAGCAATCTTCCAAATACTATTTGTACTGACTTTGCACAAGCAATGCCAGAACAATACAAGAACGTTGATGGTGTAGCCGCATATCGGGCGTATTATCTTGGAGAGAAAGCCAGGTTTGCTAAGTGGAAACTAGGCAATGCACCTGAATGGTTTACTTCGCAGGTTTCTTCTGACGAGTTGGTTCGGACACCATAGCATCTGACAATGCTTTCATTCTTCCAGCAATACCAGTTTTTTGTTTTACAGAATTTCTATAATCAGATGCATTTAAAAATTCTTTACCCGCTTCAGCAAATTTGCCAGCATTTAAATGTTTCAATGCAGTTGGTGATTTACCTAACATTCCTCTAAAGTGTTCTGATGCAAGTTGAGATTGCAATTCAGAAGAATATGTTTTGAATTGTGGAACTAATTTTTCAACTTGTGGAATTCTTACACTAACATCTCTTGCCAATAATTTATCAGCTTGTTCTGGTGTCATTCTTCCACCTTTACGTAAAATGGTAGAACCAAAATTTGGATCTTTTACGTGTTCTTCTGGAAATACTTCTTTAAATATTTCTTCTGATTTTGGTGTTACTAAGTGACCATGTGCAATAGTATCTAAATTTTTACTGTCTTTATAGACACTTAAAATTTTATCTTCATTTCCTGCAGATTCATATTGTTTAATAACTTTGCATATTCCATTAATATCGCAGTGTTTAGTTTCAGTTGCTTCAGAAAAATATTGTTTAAATGATTTCATAATATTGTTGCTTGCTATTATTAATACGAGTGATATAATTAAATTATACAAAGGATACCAATATGAGTAATGTAAAGATATTTAGACTTAATTCGGGTGAAGAAATTTTAACAAGATTTATTGAAAATGATACGTCTTGGACGTTTAAGGATCCTGCTATTTTAATTCCAATGGAACGGGGACAAATTGGTCTTATGCCTTGGATGATGTATAGTAAGGCATCATCAGGTATTACTGTTCCTAATACATTTATTGCCTTTATGGTTGAACCATTAGATGAACTAAAAAATCAATATGATAGTAGTCTGAATAAGGGAATTATTACATCTACTGGTAGTGTAAGTGGACCAAGTGGATTAAAGTTAAGTGTGTAAAGAATGAATATTGATAGTGTTATTATAAATTATCTTCCAGTTGCCAAACCCTTATCGATGGCAATGGAAAGACAAAAAAAACATATATCATTAATAATTTATAAAAGAAAAATTATCGCGGTTGGTCAAAATGTATTTAAGACTCACCCCGATACTTTTCGTTTGGGATATCGTGGTTCTGATATGCATTCTGAACTAGATGCATATCGTAAAATTTCAAAGTCTCTAAGAGGAGAAAAATTAATTCTTCTTAATTTTCGTTTTAATAGATTTGGTAATTTTAGAAATTCTAAACCATGTTCAGTATGTTCTAAGTGGTGCAAAGAAATATTTCATTCAATATATTATACTGACGATGATGGCATACAGTCATATAAATATTAAAAGGATATACTAATGCCAAGAAAAGCATGTTGTTGTACAACAATTCCACCAGAACTAGGAAGTTGCTGTCGTCCAATATATAATGGTTGTGTTGGCAAAGAATATACATTTACTTTTAGATTTTCTGCAAAATATCCATGTATGAATTTAAATGGAACTCCAGCAATTTACCAATGTCAAAATAATTCAAGTATATCATATAATATTCCAGGAAATTTTGAAACCTTTGAAATTACTTGTGGATACTCAATTAATTCTCCCGCAGAAATAAGAGCAGTACCAGCCTGTATTGGTCCAGGTAATTCAAATTTAACTTCTAACTGTGGTAATTGGGGTTGTCAGGGTTCTGGATTTAATCCAATGGTTCCGAGCACGTGGAAATATTGTTCAAATCCTATTTTTTCATGTTTAAAATGTAATTGTTATACAGATCCTAATTATTCCTATTGTAACTTTGATACAGATAAATTAAAAACATCTTGTAATTGTTTTACAGGATTTGTACCCTTTATTTACAATTGTACGCTTGAAGGAAATAATGTATTTCAACTTGATGGTACCAATCCAGCACCATGTGGTGAAGATGGTTTTGGAAATATTAGACCGTTTACATTAATTCAAGAAGGAAATTCACAATTAATTGATCTTTGGAGTGCTTGTTATAAATCTTATATATTAAAACAAAATGATTTTGGATTTTCAGATTTAGGGTGTGGTTGTACATTTGATCCAGGATCAGATAATTTATTAGATTCATATACTGTACAGTTTATACCAGATCCAAATATTCCTGAACAAAATGATATTAATTATATACCTAAAATTAAATTAGATTTAATTAAATTTAATTTTAATTGTAGTCAAGATGGTAATGACACGTCATTTATACTTCCAGGATATAATATAAATTTATCATTGGGTATTGGTTATGGTGAAGAGTTTAATTGTGGTACTGTTAATAATCCTATAACAGAATATCTTGATATACCATTTCAAATTTGTGAGGATACTTTTTTTGGTGGTATTTATTATGATGGTTTATACGTAGAAGGAAATTATAACAGATCAAGTTTTACAACAGATCCTTTTGATTTGTGTATTCCTCCCAGTACAACAAATCACATAAAAGATAATTCTGGTGGAAGATGTAACATAGAAGTATTTTATAGTGATGGATATTTTGGTGATTCGGGTGGTCTTATAGGTAATAATGGAATTCCTTCAAATGATTTTGGATCGGTTGTACCACAACCCAATTTACCAACTTTTTGTCAATACAGTTTTGATTCGAGTTTACCAGATAGTTTATACTGCGATTATCTTAGATTTTCAAATAAAATTTTAGTGAGTGAGGTTTAATATGCGTACAATTAAAGTTACATATTATGGAAATACAAATAATAAAAAAATAGCAAATTTTCAAATTAAAGAAAATGATATTTTAGAACTTATTGATACTGTAGATTATAAAAGCCCATATACTTCAGAAAAAACTTATATTGAACACAATAAAAATAAAGTAAATATATCTAAAAAAGGATTTGGTGAAGTAGTAGCATCATTTACTAAATTATTTGGATTTAAAACTTGTGCTCCGTGTAATAAAAGAAGACATTATTTAAATAAAATTACTCCATTATGGATTTCAAAGATTATTACCAAATTTTATAAATAGTATACTATGGCATGCATTAAAACAATTTTAAATTTTCAAAATGAATTACG